CCTAGATTGACCAATCTGAGGGGCTGGAAGTTGCCCACGATCAGCATGACGTTCTCAACCGTTGCTACCCTAATGTGTTCGACATCAATAAACGACAAAAAGCCAGCAGGGTAAGCATTCCAAATCGGTAGTATGTCGATTACACGCTGTACAGGGTCACCAGTTGTCGCGTCAGTGCGATAAATGCGAATGTTCTCGGGCGTAAACTCAACCAAATAGTTGCGGTCAGCTTCAACTTCGAAGCTCTCTAGCTTGGTTCTTCTGTCTCCGTTGCCACCACTGTAGTAATAGTTAACACCGGATGCGCCAATGTTGCCCGCGAAACTGTCACTGCCATCACGGATGATGCGCCAATCGGTAATTGCCAATGCAGGGTCAACAGGGAATCGGAAGTTCTGCGGGTTAGTGCCGATCAGTGGAATGGCTTGCTGATCAATCCACGTTGTACCGCCATCGGTCGAATACTGAAACATCATATCGCTAGTAGAACCGGCAGTCGTAAACATGTCGGTCACTTCAATCATTGCGACGTTACCGAAAGCAATAGCAGTGATATCGCAATCAACAAACACCCAATCGGTTGTAGTGCCGGGCGGGGTTGTCGTCTGTGTGCTAGTGCTTCGGCTGTTGTCATTGAGACTTGCGACAGTGCCACCATTGGGCATGGTCCCGGTCCATGAATGAGCCACTAATGTATCTACGCCCTGACCTACAAATGAAGTGCCCGGACGCCGACGCATCCCACCTTGAGGGACGATCACAACATTATCGGCAGTCTCTACCGCCTGATAATACTGGTTAATATCAATACGGCCCTTGAGAAGCGGGGATAACTCGCCACTTACAAAGCTAGACTGAATGAATCGAGTCTTAGCCATTAGAACCTCACGTTAGTAAATGGGTTGCTTCGTATCGGTTGCGTAGGATGTTGCTGAGAGTCCGTGAATCGCGCCATACGGGACGCATTCACATAAGCCGCCGCCATCTCACCTCTTGCCGCTGAACTGTCTCTAATGCTCGCCGCGAAGTCCATAGCCAGTGCGTACTCGATCATCTTGGAAAAGTACACGGGCCACTCATCTTCAGTGACGTTTGCAATGTAGTCAGCGTACAGGGCTTGTGAAGAGTTGCTGTAAACCTTATCGCCATACACCTGATAGTTGGAATCAGGGGAAACAGTGATAAGGAACAGTAAATCAGTGGGTAGCTGGTAGATGCTCTTCCACTCGTTAGGGTCGGTCGGGGTGTCTGTCAGCTTAGATATCTGCGCCTTGCGACGTGCAAAGCCCCAACGATGCTTGGTCAGCTCGTTTTGAACGATGTTGTCGTACAGATTGTTTGCGACAGTCTCGCGCCGTGATCCACCCGCTAGTGAATTAATCGGAGTATCCCCGATCAGAATAAGCGCATTGCTAATTAAGTCGATCTTGCTCGCCATAACTCACCTAGAAATAGAATGGCCCCCGAAGGGGCCGGGTAAGACTTATGCAGTCTTGTCGTACTGGACCTTAACCAAACCACCTTCGTCACGTACAACAGAGCCAGCCTTCAGCATACCGTTAGTAAGCCAAGAGGTCTTCTCAGGGACGTAGTTGATTTCAGTCTTCATGTCGATACCGACAGCAAGGCCAACCGATGGACGCTGGAAGAACCAAGAGTCAACGATGTTAGCCGCTTCAGTCAGACCGCCTTCCGCACGAGTCTCAAGGATGATGAACTGGAAGCCAACGAGAGTGTTGATCTCACCAGATACAAGCGCCTTGATTGCTTGGTAGTCAGAAGAAGTTGCTTTCTCATCAGCCAACAGACCGCCCAAACCACCAGCTTCGATTACAGCGAAAAGCTCAGTGTTAGGTACACCCTGATCGCGAAGCTCAACCTGTGCATCGCTAACCTTAGCGATAGTCAAGTTGGTTCCGCCAGCAGGAACAGCAGTTGTCAGTGGAGTAGAAGCATCCATTGCATCAATAACGAGCTGATCGCAACGACGACCCAAAGCACCGGCGATTGTAGATGCCAGCTCTTGCTTCTCGTCGAAGTTAACGTCTTGCGCGTCAAAGATGTCAGTGAACTCAGGTGCGTTCCAGTTTGCGAGAGTCGCAGTCTTGAACTCGTGCCCTACGTTCATTGGAGTTACGTCGGCAGAGCTAGCCTTCTGGTTAGCAAGACCTTTGCCCATACGACGGAATTTGTAGGTATCACCTACGACGTTGTTACGGAGTGTGACAGCGTTCTTAAGCAAGCCAGCGTTCGCATAAGCGTGCTTCACCATGCTGTCAAATTCAGTTACCGCTACTGCGGAGAGATTAATTGACATGATTCAGTCTCCTCTATGTCAAATGTATAACAATGATTAAGAG